TGGGCACCTTTTGAAAAAAGAGAAGGTAGACCTATCCATAATGATAGGGGTCCAGGAATCATAAGTCAAACAACACAAAACGATAGAAACAAAGATATGCTGACAAATGGTAATGAGATTATCAAAACAGCAAATCATTTTGTAGTTATCTTAGGTGATAGACCAGAAAAAGCTTTGATGACTATGAAGTCAACACAGCTTAAAGTTAGTAGAAGTTGGAATTCACTAATGGAGGATCAGTTTGAACATAATCCAAAAACTGGCAAAGCTGTACCGGCACCAATGTTTTCTAGAGTTTATAAACTAAACTCAGTAGAGAACTCTGGTAGTTTTACTTGGCATGGATACAACATTAATTTGATAAGGAAAGTAGATGATGCTGGAATTTATCAAATGGCAAAAGATTTCCATAACTCGTTAAAGAATAGTCAGACAAAAGCAGAGTCTAACGAAAAGGACTCTAACTACTAATTCTACCTCTTTTGAGGAGATAGGGGTGGCAAAGCGAGAGTGGAGCCGCTCTGACCCGGGATCTTATGGTTGATAAATTTATAGAATTATTTACTGGATACCAAGGAGACTTTGGTATCGCTGATATGTCTTCTGCACAATTAGATGCAGAAAAAAATAAACTTAAACCAAATTATGAGTGGGCAGGTAGACCTATTACCCAAGGTGACTATAAAGATCACATAGAGGGTAAAATATCTATTGGTATACAACCATGCAGATTAGATAAAAATGCACAGTTTGGTTGTATAGATATTGATCCAAAAAATTATTCAACATTTAAAATAGAAAATTATTTAGCTTTATTTCAACAATATAAATTACCATTAATACCATTACTATCTAAAAGTGGAGGACTACATTGTTATTTGTTTTTAAAAGAACCAATACCAACTGTCGATCTAATCTCGGCTTTAAAATCTTTTTTACTGCCTCTTGGATTAGATCCTGATACAGAGGTTTTTCCAAAACAGAAAGAACTAAAGGAAGATAACAAAGGAGAAATCAAACCAGGTAATTTTATAAACCTACCATATTTTAATAATGGACACTCTAATAGATACGCAGTTGACAAAGATAATAACAAACTAGATATAAAAAATTTTTTTGAATTAGCAAAACAAAACACAATAGGTAAACAAGAACTAGATAAATTAGTTGATCAAACATATAAAAATATTTTAGTCGGCACAAATGAAGAGTTTGACGATGGGCCACCATGTCTAGCACTTTGTTCTAAAAGAAAACTAGATGATGGTAGAGATAGATTTATGTACAACTATATGGTCTTTGCTAAAAAGAAATATAAAGATAAATGGCCTGACCATGTTGCAAATGCAAATTATAATTATCTTGATACACCTTGGGACAAATCAAAATTAGATTCAAAGATAGCTGCATGGAAAAAAGATACTGCAGGACATACTTGTTATGAAGATCCAATACATAGTAAGTGTATGCGTAGTCTTTGTTACTCTAGACCTTTTGGTGTTAAATCAGATAGTATTACAATGTTTCCAGATATTACAGACTTTGAAATAATTATGTACGCGGAACCAGAATATAGATTTAATGTAGCTTTACCTGATGGCACTAAGGCTGGTGTTGTAGCAAGCAACAGGCGACTAATAACAAAACAAACAGAGCTATTAGATTTGATATGGGAACAAACAGGTATCTACCATGAACCATTAAAACCAAAAGACTTTAGAGCAAAACTAACAGAGTTTAGAAAAAATTCTGTAAAGATAACACCACCTGCAGGCACACAAATAGAAGATAGATTAAAAGAAGAACTGTTTCAATATTGTGTTAACGGACCAAGAGCTAAGAAAAGAATACAAATTAATAGTGGGTCTTGTTTGACAGAAGATGGCCATCACTATTTTAAATTTACATCTTTCATAGATCATTTAGGTGCGAGTTGGAAAATACCAGAGGAACGTATTGCACAAAAATTAAAAGATAAATGTGAGGTAGAGTTTAACCACTCTCTTAATGTGGATGGTAAAACAATGAAGGTTTGTAGAGTAAAACAACTACACATTGATAAAATAGAATACAAACCAGTAGAGAGAAAAGAGAGTAATTATTAATGAGATATAAAGTTGTAGGACCACCAGGCACAGGGAAGACTAGAAGATTATTAAATGAAGTGCAAAGATATGTAGATAAAGGTGTGCCACTAAAAAAAATAGGATATTTTGCATTTACACGTAAGGCTGCGGGTGAGGCAAGAGATAGATTTTTAAAAGTTAAAACAGAACTTACAAAGAAAGATATAAAATATTTTCAAACACTGCACTCTTTAGCTTTTAATACTTTAGGACTTAAAGAAGAAAATGTCATGCAAGATTTAAACTATAAAGTTATTGGTGAGACTTGCGGTATACAAATTAAATATGCATCGTATGAGACAAACAATTGGAATGGTATATTTTCATCTGATAGTGAATATTTAAGTTTAATAAACCTAGCTAGAGTTAAACAAATATCTGTAATGGATCAATTAGATCTTAATGAACACCTATCAAAAATAGAAAGAGATAAATTAGATGCCATAGAAAAAGAAATTAAAAGTTACAAATATGTATATGGTTTAATTGATTTTACTGACATGATACAAAAATTTTTAGACAAGACTGTTACACCAGATTTTGATGTGATATTTGTAGATGAAGCACAGGATTTATCGTTAATACAGTGGGCCATGATAAACAAGATAGAGAAAGATACTAATTGTGATGTGTGGGTTGCAGGTGATGATGACCAAGCTATATTTGGTTGGGCTGGTGCAGACGTTGATTCTTTTATAAATTATGATGCAAAAGAGGTACCACTAAAACAGTCAGAAAGAGTGCCAAGTATTATACAAGAAGTTGCATTAAATGTCATCACTAGAATAGAAGAAAATAGGATTGACAAAGAATATTTTCCAAAGTCTGAAACTGGAGAAATTTTTGAAAGATATAAATTATCAGACATAAACATGTTAACAGGAGATTGGTTAATATTAACTAGAACAAAATCATTATTAAAATCTGTGCCAACATATTTAAAAAAGAAAGGTTTATTTTTTAATACAGCACAGGGTAATAGTATTGGTAAAAGTTTATATGAAGATATTCAACATTGGTCTTCTTTACAAAGAAAAATAACAATACCAGATATACAAATACAAAGAATAAAAGAAAGAATAAAAGGGCCCATGAATTTATCTCTTAAATGGTATGATGCATTTGATAAATTACCAGAGAGTCAAATAACTTATATGCAGTTGTTATTACTAAATGGAGAGGATCCAACAAAAGATGCAAGAATAAAAGTGTCTACAATACATGGAGCTAAGGGTGGTGAGGCAACAAACGTAGTATTATTTTTAAATCACACATCAAATACATTAAAAGGTGCAAAAAAATCTGTAGCTAAACAAGATGAAGAATATCGAGTTTGGTATGTAGGTATTACAAGAAGTATGAAAAATTTATACTTAATTAAATCACAAAATAAATCAAAGGAGTTTAAAATATGAGTGATGTATGGAATAAACAACACGGAGGATCACATTATAAAAAATATAAAATACAGCCAAGTAAGTTTGTAGTAGAGAATAAATTGCTATATCCTGAGGGTTGTGCTATAAAATATATAATTCGTCACCAAGATAAAAATGGAAAAGAAGATTTATTGAAAGCAATACATTTTATAGAAATGATAATTGAAAGAGATTACAAATGATTTTTAGTGCACAAACTGAATGGTTAAAACCTACAGAATTTCCTGATTTAAGATTTTGTGAAGAGATTGCAATAGATTTAGAAACACACGATCCAGAATTAAAAACTATGGGATCAGGGTCCGTAGTAGGTAAGGGTAAGGTTGTTGGTATTGCAGTTGCAACAGATGGCTATTCAGGATACTTTCCATTCGATCATGAGGGTGGTGGCAATCTAGAAAAAAGCAAAGTAATTCAATGGTTTACAGATATTTGTAAAACAACTTCAACAAAAATTTTTCACAATGCAATGTATGATGTTTGCTGGATTAGATCTATGGGTATTAAAATTAATGGAACAATAGTTGATACTATGAT